TGAAGATTTAATCTTACATAACGCATGCTCATGTATTTAATATAAGTATATCCTAACTAATTACAAGTTCTTATTAATATAAGTTGTGGATAACTTTTTCGAGCCAACACATCACTTGCTGTGGTCAGCAACCGGTGGACAGCTGGCTGCAACTTTATGTACTAAGTAGTACTATAATTTTTATAAGAGAATGGAGAATGGAAACCAGCAGACCGAATACCAGCGCAGCGGTCAGGCACGCCAGCAGTTCACGCACCATTGTTCCGATCCCATAGGGGAGCTGCGAAATGGAAAACGCAATGAACATACCAGCGATGCACGCCAGTCCAAAGTAAAGCAGAAAGATGGGCACTAATCTTCAGAATCTCTTTCGGCAATGATCTCATGTGCCATGTCTTCGCACGCCCACCACGCCAGCAGGTTGGAGAACTGGTAGTCACTGCCTACGTCCTTTGCTCCGTTAAAGGAGGCGATCAAATGGAGAACAGTGTCTGTGCCCATGTCGTTGTGCATGTTCCACAACCTTTCCCAAATCTCGTCTTTATATTTTTCATAAAATGCAGACGTGTCGGCATAATATATCAACTCGGGGACAACTCCTCCGGAACATCCGTGCTGGACGATCTCTTCTATGTGATCTGGGTTCTCCTGTAAGAGCCACTCCTTAATGGAGTCTTGCTTAAACTCTACGGCCATCGGGCTTCTCCTTCCAGTCAACGAACCAGGGACACCGGTCCCAGCCGTGCTTGGTCAACAGCTTAGATATAATATGGGTATAATTATATTTAGCTCCTTTTTCTTTTTTTACTAACCAATACTTCATCTTTCTTTCTCCTTTGTGTGCGGTCCAGGGTCTCGAGTCATTACGGCAACTACCTGGACCTAAGAAAGACTTTCAGGCGACATAGTTTCCAGCTCTGTCTTTCCTTACTATATATATAATCCCATTTAGTTAGGATGTCAAGAGCTAAAGTGAATTTATTTTTACCACGTCAGGTACCAGCTCCGGGGGAGGTTCTTCAATACTATAGTCCAAAACAAATTTTGTAGGGCAGATGGAGAATGGAAAGTTGATGGCGACCCGTTGCCGAGTCGCCGTTTGTTTATGTTTGGCTAACTTAAACAAAGAAGGAAGACCTAATCGTTAGCACAGGACACACTCAGTGTCAACCAACAGCTCTGCCTGGTCTGGCTGCACCAGCTCCTGAATGTCCATCCGGGGTCAGGAGACTATAAGTAATGGAGAATGGAAAATTTCTTTTAAGGTAATGGACTAATGGAGACGGGCAGATGAGCTTACGTCAGGGGACCAGGCACCCAGCAGATGCAGCAGGAGGTCCCAGCTCCCTGGACCGGGTTCGCATAATGTAGGCTTATCGGAAATGGAGGTCGGATCACGGACAATGGACCCTGAGAATAATTTGAGGGTCTTCGGAAGAGGGTCTCTGGCAAGTACAAATACGGGACAGCCAATAGAATAATGTCTATTTATCCACGCTATTTGGTGTGCAGAAAAGTTCAAACGATTGTTCTTTATTATCTTTAGTTCAACCCAAAATGGTCGCTTATAAAAACCAAACAAATCAGGTATTCCCAGCCCTGTGCTGGACTCAATCCTTGTCCATACAACACCTTTAGTGTTGCGTTTGAGTTGTGCCCAAAGATTTCTCTCTTCAGACATGATCTGTAATCCAACATTTGTTATTATCTAAGTCAACAAACAGTAGTTCTACCCCCAATTTTTTTTGATAAGCAGTTCTACTCCTGCTAATTCTTCTACCTTTTTTCTTACCCGAATGATAACGAGAAACGGATTTCACATCATAAAGATGGATCTGTCCACGCTTATCAATCGTCACTATATCAACACATCCAGTATCATGTATTGTCTTGAATATCAGATTCCCCTTCTTCAATAAGAATGTTATCGCCAGGTTCTCCGCTAGGTTCCCCTTCCACGCTGTCTTGTGCAATAACCTCAAACTCGCCAGGAATGGATAATTTCTTTCTAAGTTCAATAAGTTTGTCCTCTACCTCTCCGACAGTCATCTGATCGATAGTTCCATGCATGATCTCTTTCCTGTCTATATACAAACCAGCTACCATGCCACGATACTTTTCGGCAGCGATAGCTCCAGTATAATTACCGGCAGCCTCTGCACTATCTCGTAGTTCAGCTAGTTTTTGTATGTGAGTTTTATAGGAAATGGAGTATCTCCTATTCAGTTCTGCACGTCGTCTTTCAAGTTCGTCAACGACATGTGGGTAGTATTTTGGGTTTTGCAGTTTACTGGCAACCACTACAGCAATACCTTCTGAGTATCCTGCATCAATTGCGCACTGTTTTGCACTCTGAATTGTGCCCTTTTCGATAAAAATATTGACAAATTGTGCCTGTTTTGGGGTCAATTCGAGTGTTTTTTGTGCTTTTTTTGGCATGTTTTTTACCTTACTTTAGTAAGTTACCCTCCAAAAAGCCTTATTTATCGCCAAATGGTGTAAATATGTTAGTGCTCGTTTACAACCGTTTAACAACTTATTTACAGAGGGAACCCGCGATATATATATCTTTTTACTACTTTGTAAATATGTAAACCGATTTTGCTCATTTCGCGCGGTTTTAGATTTAATTTCTGTAGAATAATATATATATTGGTTTACATGAGATTGGTCCGTGTTTCGTGGCTCGATACCGTTGAGCATCCGTCTGGTTGGTACGATCCAGAAGACATTGATAAATTGGAAGATGTGGCCTTGGTCCATAGTTATGGCCTCGTTCTCAAAGAAACAGAAGTCTCTATTACATTGATAGCTGATCTAATTGTAGGGTCAAAAGAGTTTGGTCGGTCGACCACGATCCCTAAAGGTATGATAGAAGAAATAAGGGACATCCCTAATTTAAACTAGTGATCCCGCCTCTAGCAAAAGCCTGACCTGAAGCTTGTTCAAAAGCCTGTTGATAAGGCATACCTTGGCTCATATACATTGTATAAATTCTTCGCTGTTCAGGGCTGAGCGCATTCACTCGTTCGTTAATATTTCCAGGGTTCATCATATCTCCTACAAAATTTTTACCCTGTGCAAACTTATCTTTTAAGCCACCTAATACTCTACCCATGGTTCCACCGCCCATAATAAAATCGGCGCCCGCTCCCATCATATCACCAATACCACCACCGATGTCACCCATAAGTTGTGCGAGTGTTGGTGCGTTGGCCGTGATCATAGGATCGGAAACATTGAGATACTGTGTACCCTCAAAATTAAAAGGTTCTCCGTTTGCATTTTGGAAACCTTCAAACTTATCTAAATTACTTTTAAACTGTGTCAAATCTATACCGCGTCCATAACTCTGTGCTTTCGCAATCTGATCATTGAGTTGTTCTGCTGACATAAACTTCATCGCTTTATTATAATAGTTATCACCTAACATAGTCTGAGCGGCAGTAGTTGCGTTATACGATCCACTACCTTCACCACCACCTGGTGCATTATTAAAATTAAAAGCTTCTATACCTGAATTGTTATTATTATTTGAATTATCAACGGGAGGTAAGTAATTAGCAAAGCTGGCAGAGTCATTAGTCTGTCTATCCTGCATTCTTTTTTTCTGATTAGACGTTCTTAGACTACCTGGAGCAACTCCTGTACCTGGTGATACTGGACCAGCTGTTTTTGTTTTTTGAAAAAAAGGTGCCATTAGACTTTACCACCACGTTTTCGACCAAGGACTGCTTTAGATAAACTTTTCATTCCAGTTATATTAGGCTTTTTCTTTTTTACCTTTTTCTTCTTTCGAAGCATATTCGCATAGGCAAGTGTATTACTCAACGTCAACCTCAGTAGTCATATCTACTACACCGCCGTCATCAAATGTATCTTTGTTAAATTTATTTCTTAATTTTTTACCTATAGCGCCACCGACTCCAGTGCCAATACTACTTGCAATAGCATCAACTCTCTGTCTCATCTTTCCTAGATCCATGTCTTCTACAGTTTTACCACCCATGGCACCTGGAGACATTCCTTTACCTTTAGAAGGATCACCTATTAGTTCTGATCTTTCCATAATTGCTTTTACTGCTTTTTTAAGCTTACCTTTTGTGGTTGTTTTGCCTCTAGCGGCGGTTGGTTTTGTTGCCATAATTCTGCTCCTTGGTCCGTGTTCCGTGATTTATAAACTTTGTACTACTAGGAACATAACAAAAATAAATGTCAAGAGCAAAGATTTATTGACTTATTAAATTGGACTTTGATAAGGTGGTAGGTACGCACTTATGCAATCAAAGGAGGTTATCATGGAAGAAACACAAAAAAAACTCGAGGAAGCGTACCTCGTCATAGCCTATTTACAGGCTCAGTTAGTAGAAAAAAAATAACTAAACTATGCGGTTTGTGGGCTTTGACTATTGTGCAAAGCCTTACTACCCATGGTCACTATTTCATGCCACTGTTCGTGCGTGAACTCATCTTTACCGCCGTCCCTATATATCACTCGATACATAAGACTCTCCTTCATTTCAGGAGGATCTGAGACTTTTGTAAATATTTCCACAACTTTTATAATATCTCTAATCATCTTGGGAAAGATAACACATTTCCGTTCTTTAATTTACTCATTTTTTGGATAATTAATCGGCGTGTAGCCTCTTGTAAATCTTTAGTATCACCAACTAATTCGTGACCCCAGATATCAGCGCAAGCTCGTAGAGCCTCCACCTTCTGTTTTTTATCTTTAAAATAGTCTTTATCGTTCTCGATAAGATCAAGAACCATTCGTCTGGAGATCAGTGACTCCAGGTCTTCGGTAATCATGTTTATGTCCATGATCTAATTCTAGTGATTCATTCGGGTTTGTAAAATAACTTTTACCCATAATTTGCTCAGCTTTTCGCCTTGCTGCTCTTCTATTATCACGCATTTCAGCGTATCTCACCGACATGCCTCTGCCGTCCATGTGTTCGTGTGTAGGTTTAAATTTCATGTTCTCTCCCTTGTTTAGCCGACCTAAGATTGACCACTCGAAAGGATAAAAGCATCAATACTTACAGCTTTTCACCAAAAAGGTTATACATCTGCTTTAACCGGTCTGGATCGGCGCAGCCGGAACTTGTTAATTGCTTTCTCTTTCAGCTTCTTCAACGGCATCCATTTTGTAATCAGACCAAGTATATTTTCTGGCCTTTGTTACAAACTTCTCATGTTCTGCTTCGGCAAGATCCATGTAGCCTTGCTTGAGATCAGCAAACTTATTTAAAACTCGTGCAGTTTCTTCTAAGTCTGTACCCTCGTCTGTTCTTAGGTACTTAACTGCTTTACGTAAGTGTGATATGAACAGTTTATCATTTGATATTTCTACGCTCATTTCTTCCTCCTCTTTTCTTTGCTTCTTGTTCTATTAGTTTTGTAATAAATCCACCCATTGTGCAATAATCAGCTTCTGCCATGGGTCTTGCTTTACCATAAACATCTACTTTGATTGCGATAGATTTGTATTTCGTTGCATCCATTAAATAACTCCTAAATAGTTTAATATAAAAATAAGAATTAGACCTAGTGCCATAAACCATCTAAAATAAAATATCAGTGTAACTAATATTAAAGATGTTAGTATAATATATGCCATGTCCTAATTTCTTATCATAATATAAGAGTTAAGGCATAAAAGTCAAGGAGATTGAATGTTAAAATTTTTATTAGTAGGTTGGGCTTGCATTGGCGCAGGCTTGGATCAGAAATGTGTGAAGTTGGCTTCAGAGGTCATACATGACAATCTAGAAGACTGCTCTCAATATTACACTGTCATTCGAGATGACCTAATGAGTCGTGATCCCAGTATCGTTTTAAACTTTAATTGTGTGCAGACGGGTGTACTAGAAGATTTATTATAGAGTTCTTCTTACATGATTAGGAAGAGTACCATCCATTTTGAATTGAATGTAAGCACCATGCCAATCTTTTTTATACTCAGTTTGTAGCCATTGTTTAATAGCTGCATCAGCGTTAGGCTCGAGTGTAAAAAAGTTTGATAGTTTCTTTAAGATTTCCATGATGTTGTTATACACAGAAAAGTAATTTTTGGTTTTGTTTTTATTGCAAATCTTGTGTGCTAAACTTTAAAGTCTGCTTCGAACTCAACTTCTGGTTCTTCTTCAACAACAGTAAAGATAGTTCTGCCATTGACTCTTTTCTCGTAAGAGTTTTGACATAACAAACAATGATAATGATCTGTTTTAGTTCTGAACATAGGAACTGTTACGTGTTCAAAAGAACAATTAGGGCATATCTCTC